GTGGGGTGATTGACCGGGCTTCGCTTTGCTTCGTCCCCGCTCAAATAATATTTGTTGACGCGCATCTGATCGCATCAATTCGAAAGCATAAAACGGAATAGACCGTTCATCCATAGCCTTTTTAAATGCTAACCAAAACCGCTTAATGTCAGGATGTACCCCCTGCCAATCTTCATTACCCCTTTGCTTTTGTACCACAGTCAAAAAATCATGCGCCGGTTCAGTCATTGACTGAGCCGCTTCTTGATAATCACGAGATTTAAGAGTTTCGATTGGATATTCCAAACCGACCCTTGGGCTAACTGGTAGCTGGCCGCGATCTACCCATCGCAGCCAGCGAAAGAAGCCTAAAAGCGGCCTAACTAACATCCTCAGATTGCGGAGGTTCAACCGCATCTGATGTGTCAGGCACTTCTTCTACCACGGGAGAAGTGGCCTTAGCTTCTAATTCAGCAAGCCGCGCTTGCATACTTGCACGTTCGTCAGCCATGGCTGCTTCACGTTGTCTTTCATTAAATTTGACAATCTGCATCATCCTGTCAAATTCGCTTGTATTGTTAAGTCTTGGTTCAATAACGGTATAAGTCTCCAAACCGTTATTAGCCAAACTCTGATCCAAATCAGGCATATTCACAAAAGTTTTAGAACCCTTTTGCGCCCTGATTTGCACCCAACAATCTTTGTCTATTGTAAATTCAACTTGCATTTTTTCCGGGCTTGCCGCCATCAAAACTGCATCAAATAACGCCTCGTTATCACTTACCCACACTTCAACTGTTGAATTACTCAACACACCAAATTTGACATGCCTTGGCTTGTTTGTACCAAAATGCATAACGTCCTTCAGATCGTATGCTTTCCAGCCCGAGACAGGGCCGTTTTTAAACGTTTTCATTGGTCACATTCCTTTATTTTGATATACGCGTTGTTTCAACATCAGCCACAATTGTCGAATAATCATCAGTGGCTTCCTGCAACGCTTGACCTTTAACCGTGTACCCTGATATTTCCATACCGCCTAAAGCAGTAATTTCAAAACTATCAGCCACTTGGTCCGCAAAAACTTTTTTGTGTAGCGTACCGCTTAACAAAAAGTCAGCATTCAATGCCGGATCAGACACTTCCGTAGTCCAAATCTTTTGCCTATCCTCGTCAAAAGCGTCGTTAACCGGTCGTATATATTTGCCACCTACATTAACCAAATTCCTGTCCCACTCATGATTAAGATAACTGTAACCAAAAGTATTATCAGGATTTGTATGAAGCACATCGACATGGCTGTTTTTAACGACACTTACCTTTTCAGGATCAAGTTCATCTCTCAATGTAGAAGGCAAATGATCCGTATCAGTTGCATAAAGGAAATAATCCTTTTTACGCTCATACAATTGCTCCGGCACAATTTCTGCGGTAATCATAATAATACCGCCTGTATTCGTTTGTGGACAACGAATATTCAATCGTCCCTGTGCAACACCATTTGTCAAACTTTCGTCAAGATTAGCCGCATCCGTCGCATATCTTTGAGTATATCCAAATTGGCTTTCAGACTTTGCCAAAAGAATTGGCTGTTTGCTCATTTCATCAGGCACTGACGTACCATCCATCAACAAATCAATTATATGGTCATCATCGATGCCATCATAATTTGATCTTATACGCGCAAAAGCGGCCGTCTTTTTAACCATTTCAATATTTGCTAATGACAAAGTTGCACCCGAAGATGACAACTCGAAGGCAATATCATCCCAGACAAATTTACCATTGGTAAGAGTGGGGTTTTCACCTGCTGGAGCAGATTTCATTGCAACTTGGTTTTGGGCACCAGTTTGATCATACGCATAATATTGCAAATCATACGGCGCAGTAACTGTTCCCCCAGAAAAGTCCAAACCAGTAATAGGGACTTCGCCATCAATCTTTGCTTGATCAAAATCTGCCACAATATGAGACATGCTATTATTGCGCCAAAACGCCTCCGCTAAAGTTGCGTCATGTTTTGTGCGTTCAGGCAAACTTTTTGACCGTGCTTTGCGCCTATAGTTGACAATGCCATTATAAGCCTCGAGTGGCGAAGCATTAATAGCGCCACCAGAAGCAGCATGAACACCCAATGTTGACCAAAAAGCATCACTAGCTGAATAATTAACCGTCTCAAAAAATGGTGTAACACTACCTGAGCTCTCAGCAACTTTTTGATAGCTACGGTTAAAATTATCCATTCCGTCAAATCGCTCAGCCGCCAAAAACGGCCAAAAATGAGCATAAAAACACACAGAAATTCCGGAAGCCAATCTTTCGGCAGTTTCCATCATTTCCACATTCACAACATACTGGCCTCTAGTAACTTGATCCATGCGCAACAATGGCGTAAAACTAATCGGGATAATTTTACCAGCGTCTCCGCTTGTTAAAACCCGCTTTTTATCCATTCGTTTGCTTTTTTTGTGTACCAGTGGACTGACTGGTATTTGTTCAGACATTCTCATTTTTTTACCCCTTCTAAGAGTTGTTTCAAAATCTCATTAAAAGATTTATCGTTAACCAACTTCACAGTAGTTTCGGACATTCTCATTTTTTTGTTCTCCTACGTTTAAACAATTTTGTGATTTTCTTGCGAATTTGTTGACACTTTTTGCATCTCATCGCTTATCCTTTGGGTTGTTATAAATAGGGTTATTATTAAAACCTTGAAAACCCAATTTCGGGTAAACTTTTTCAATGGCATCATAACCCAGAGAAAGACCATGCAAAACACTCGAAACCTTTGCATCGCTAACGTCACCGATGCTAAGAAATTGCTCACTTAATGTGGAATGAGTTTTAGGATTAATCCCATTTACATTAACAGTATATCGAAT